TAGAGACGAACCAGACGATGCGGCCAGCAATGCCAAGGTAGCGACATCGGGGCCATTGAGGTTATCGACGGTGTAGACCTCTACATCGTCCGCGTTCGTCAGCTTGACCTTGTACTGCGAGGTGCCGAACCAAACGTTCGCTTCGCCACGGGAATCAAGAATGACGGGGTTGGCATTAGCCGTGCCGCCGCCGTAGTCCGTGTAGGTCGCCAGAGGAGTGGTGGTGCCCGCCGCGTAGGTGTACAGTTTTCCGCCCGCCAAGGGGTTGCCGTTGGCGTCGAAAAATTGCAGTTTCGGCGGTGTTGCGATTGAAGTCATGCGTTACCTCGGTATCACTACCATCGTCGGGGCAGCGACGTACCACACCTTGACCGCATCCCACGGCGACAGGGTGAACATCCCGTAAAAACTACCCGTACTATAAAACGAAGACCCATTGCGGGTAAATTGCATTTTTGATATGCCACCGCCACTGACCATCACGTCGACCGGCGCTCCGGTATCGTTGGTATAGGTATACGGCGAAGCACCGACTGTGAGCGTATTAGGGGCGACTGCTGCACGGGTCGGCTGTGAGGGCACGAACGGCTGATACGCCGCTAATTCGGCTTCCTGCGCGGTTGCAGCAAAGTTGCCGGACTGATCGTATGGCTCCGGCCCTTGCTGCACGTCATCCAGAATGTCGCTGCTGTTTTCGACCCGCGTAAACAGGTTCAGCAAAAACCGATACCACTCGCGGCTAATCAAGCCGGTGCGGTCGTCAATGAACGAAACTCGGGGGGCCGGGATGTTGGTGATATTAGGCATTGGTGCCTGTGATCTCCAACTCAGCGCCCATGATGGCAAGTTTCACGGGGTCGGTGCCCGACACCTCGTACACGCGGTCACGCAGTTTCAGCGTCATGCCAAGCCGCCGCCAGATCGTGCGGTAGCCGTATTGGCCCACGCGGCCCATCGACCGCCAGTATTCGTTTGACCAAGTGTGGCCGCCGTCGTCCGACCAGCGCAGCATCACTTGAGGGTCTGCGCCAGTGACGTATACCAACGTCTGCTGCTGAAGGATTAGCGGAGAACCGTTTTCGCACAGCAAAGACGGGCCGTTTTGACACAGGATGTCTTGCGTGTCGGTGTAGTTATAGCCTTCCAAACCGACGCCGGTTTCGCAGTCCAGCTGGAGCGAGTGGTGCGCCGTGCGCTTGAGATTGTTTGCACCGGTTGGCAGGGCACGCCATGAGCGCAGCCATTTCTGCGGCTGAGTGCCATCCGAATACACGTCAAGGTCTAGCGCGTAGACGTTGCCGTTCTCAAAGTCACCGACCACAATCAAACTGTTCCACACCATCTGGCTGTTAGGCCGATAGCGGATAAACGAACCGTTCTTAAAGCCCGCACGTTCGTGCCATGCGCCCGTGGATACGTCATACACCCACGTCCGGTTCAGCGTCGGGAAATTCAGCACATAGAAGGCATGGCCGTCTTGCTGATAAGTAAACGCCACGGCATCGGAAATGTTGCCGTACCCTTGGATGGAATACTCAACAGCGTGAGTAGAAACACGCTGCGCGTTATAACCATTGGCGCGATACACGACGCCATAGCCACGGGCATCTGCACCTAGCCAGAAAAGCGTGTTATCGAGTTTGGCAACCGAATACGCCGCCGCACAACCGACTTCGTTAAACGCACCTTGGATGCGCTGGAACGGAAAGTCAGGCAGTCCGGCGTTGTACCAGACTTCTACCGACTGCGTGCCAAAAAGCCACAGTTCGCGGTGATCGCAAAAAAGCGACACGATGCCGTCTGGCGAGCCTTCCGCGCTGGCAAAGTCCAGTGGGTCAATCTGCGTGCCTTCGTAGAGCGACGTAATCCAAAAGCGTTGGCTATTGGGTTCGCTAAACACAAAGTAGCCATCGAGGAACCCGACCATCTTGGAGCCGGGAAAGTCGATGTCTCCTATAGGAGACACCGTGTTACTTTTTTGATCGTAGATATAACCGAACGGGTCAGCCGCAATAAACATCTGCGTGCCGTTATCGGCTATGGATACCGGCCCCGTACCTTCAATCGTGCCAATTTTGGTGGCAACGTAATTGTCGTTGAGCGCGTACAGGAAGTTGCCCGACACCACATAGGCTTGCCCGTTGTACGTCCACAGCCCTCGAATGGGGCCAGTGCCAACGCTTGCCAATAATCGCAATCCCGGCGCACGCATCAGATACGCGGCTTCTTTGCCGCCATCCGGCGTAATTTCCGGAAACATATTGATCATCCGATTGTCGGCCTCGTTGATCGACCGAGCAACGTATGCAGACCCGAGAATCGGACTCTTCATCAGTAGTTACCAGCAAAGATGTTGTATCTTTGACGAGTCCCAACGATGCTGTACGGCAGCGACATGATGTCTTCGGGATTGTTGACGCGCTTGAGCGTGCGCTTGCTAGTCATCGCAATGCGCTGCACTTGCTGCGACGGCTCAACGCCAAACTCCGGTGCGATCTCGCACGCCAGAGCATACTTAAACGCTCGCAGATAACCTGGCGGAAACGTCAAATTGGTCGCAAGCGTAGCCGGTGCGGATAGTTCCTCAACCGACACGAAGTGCCATTCCAATACCTTAGTCGGTTTGGGGTAAACGTACATCTCCACGTTGGGATAGGTCATGTTGACCCAGATCACCTGCGGATATGTACTAGTCACAGTCTTGACGGCAATGCCGTCGTACTGCTGTTGGTTGATAAACTTGATGCCGTAACTGATGCCCGACGCCGGGTCTTTGAAGTACGTCGAGTCGTCAAAGTACACGGGGCGGTTGCCCACAAAGTCACCGGACGGCCCAAGCGTGCGCGAGAGCAGATACGGCGGCCAACTAAACACTTGGTCTTGCGTGGAGAACACCGACAGGCGTTCGGTATTCCACGAGTCAATCATTTGGTTCAGCGCGGTCAGCGCATCTTGCGACATCGCCGCAGTCGGCGTTTCACCTTCTGCCAAAACGCCTAAAAGGCGCAGTGCGCCGTTAATCTGATCGCCTGCGGTTGTAATCGCCATGCCCTACTCCTACCGTCCAATTGACGGTTTAATCCTCGTCTATTTGACGGGTTTTCCGACGCTTTTTCCCTTCCAGCGCATTAGCCGGAGCCGCAGGCTCGTCGTCCGAGGGCGTATCGGGATCATACCGTTCCCATCCTCTTTCTTCATCTGCCACCGCTTCCATTTCCATCACGGCGACTTTCGTTCCGTACTTCGGGTGTTTCAGATAAATGTGCATGGGAAAGCGGGGCGAGAGAGTTTCCCCTCCCGCCCCTCTCCATTAGGCAGTGATGCCGATGTTTTGCAGAGCCACGCGAAGCGCGTTGATCGCGGTCGCCAACTCCGTGCCCGACGCGGTGTTCGTCACAGCAGTAATCGCCGCTGCTTTCGACACCGGAGTCGCGCCAAACATACCAATCGTGCCACCAGTTCCGCCGAGTTGAACAGGGACGCCAGCGCGGCCCACATTCATCGTTTCGCCGGAATTTCCATCACCAACTTGATAAGCCATGGTCAGTTACTCCTTTAGCCCCAGAGACGCACAGCGCCAGACGGACGGATGGTGTTGTAACCATACAGAACGTCGATACGGCACGGCATACGGTCGTTGTTGATGTCGTACTGGCGCACGACACGCAGCGAGATGCCGTTGTGAACTTGGCGCGAAGCCATGTCCACGCCTTGCGGCAGGATGAGGTCAGCCGTGGCAAACGTGATCGCATCCTTGTAGTACACAAGGTTCTGCGGGTACACGCCGTTTGCGTTGCCGAGCATCGTCACCGTCGCACCCGACTGCGGGAACGCGTTGATCGTGGCAAGGGCATTCGCAGACGTGTACATCGCCGGCGACACCGTGAGGGTGGCGGTCGACGAACCCGAAGCCGCCGCAGTCACAGTGAACTGCTGGAGGCTGCCGGTCGACTGACGGGTCTGCGGGTTGACCGCGTACACGCCAGAAACGGTGAACACGTCACCGACGTTCCAAGTCTTGCTCGAACCGGTAAAGGCAATGGCAAGGCTTGAGGAACCTTCGGTCGTCACAGTGCTGCCGACGGTGATCGTCGTGCCCCAGTTGCCGTTCGTGTGCTGAACGATCGACTGCGACATATTGATCTCGTCATAGCCCAACACGCCTTCGCCCATCATGCCGTTCTTGAACTGGCGGCTGATGGTCGCTTGCGGGTTGAACAAGCCCTTGAGGCCGTCCACGAGGCCGGCGTTGGCAGCGGGGTTAACCGTTGCATAGCGCGGCGACATCGGGGCAGCGGACTCGTTGAGCTTCTGGTGGCCCTGCAAGAGAACCAGCGCGGTGGACGGCGTGTCGCCGGGGGTACCAACCGACTGATAAATGCTCTTGTAGGCGTTCGCCACGTCGGCATCAACGCTGGAGGCCAGCTGGCTGACACGCGGCTTGAGCACGCGCTCGGCAAAGTCGTCCAACTGCATCGTGAGTTCGGCAGACGTAAAGTTCACGCCAATGTGCTTCTGCGAAGCAACGGTGAGGGTCGTGTACTGTTCGTTGTCGTCCTGCACCTGCAAAGCCGCGCCATCGGTCACGAGGGCACGATCCGGCAGACGGATGCGGAGGGTCGAACCGATCTTGGCACCTTCAACAGCAAAGCTGTCGTCGTACTGACGGTTCACGTTACGGGTGAGTACGAGCTGGTTCTCAAAGATTTCGAGCGCCTTGCGCGTAATCATGTCAATAGTAAGCAGTGAGTTAGACACTTAAGTCTCCTACAAAAATGGTTAGCGGTTACGTTGCGCCTCCCACTTTTTAATCTGTCGCAGACGCTCGGCTTCGATCCATTCCGACGTGCTCATGGCTTTAACAGAGCGGGGGTCGGTGGTGTCGACAACCGGAGCGCCGGAGCTTTTGGCCGTGACAGGCTTAATCGGCGGTGGCGCGCTAGTTGACTTTTTGACCGGCGGATTGTCAGCCAATTTGGCTTCGATTTTGCCGATCTCTTTGGCTTGCAGGAAAGGGCTTAAGCGGGAAATACGATCTGCTTCCTTTGGGTTGGAACCAAGGTAGTACGCTACATCGGGGCCAACATCGGATGCTTGAATCGTCTGTGCCATCACATCCGTAATGGGCAGGTTTCGGTTGTAAACGACTTGTTCAAAATCGTCGTACTTTTCCCGAGCCTGCTCCTCGCGGTCGTGATAAGCCTCCACAAGAGCCATCTGCTCGCGCTCAGCCTCCCGTCTAGCGAGAAGTTCCGCTGCCTTGCGTTCGGCTAAAGCCTCAGCATAAGCGTCGGGATTCTCGTCTTTACTCGGGAGGTCAGCCGTGGCTTCGGGCAAACCCTTAGCCTTCGCAGCCACCTCTCGTTCCCACTTGCGACGTTCCCGTGCAAGTCTTTTGCCTACTGCCGCATCCAATTCCTCTTGGGTAAAGGTCTTGGTAGTAGACGTTTCTTCCGGCTGTGCCTTTTCGGCAACAACTTCGGTTTCCGGGGTCGCCGTGACTTCCGGTTCCGGCGCGGACGTAGCCGCTACGACTTCATTTTCGTCGGACATTGTGATTCCTTAGAATCCCTGGTGAAACGCACCAGTACGGTTAAACTGTACTAAATTCTATTGTACGTTGCAATTAAACAACAGTTATGCCCACGGTAGTTGTTTTTCTACCACAGGCGGGTTGAGCAGTTGGTTAAGGTCATAGGCAACGGTCGCTTCGGTCTGCTCTTTGTTCAGCCCGCGTGCGTACACCCAATCGAGGACTTCCGCCTCCGTTAGGTTTGCGTAGGGAGTAAACGGCGACCCTGCGCCCTCAAAGCCCATGTTGCCAGCCTGTTTAGCGGTCTTGCCGCCTTCGGTGGCCGTGCATGACCAATACACCGTGGTCACTACGTCGGGGCGGCCATCCTCAACAGGCTTGACCAGCATCCGATCTACTTTCCAGACGCAGCTCATGCGACACCCATTTCGCTTTCAATCCATGCTTGCGTGGCTTCGTCCCACGCATACATTTTGCCGTCAGTCGGCATCGGGACAGGTGCTTGC